GTACGCCTTATTGAATTGCTTTCTGCGTTGTAGGGTTTTAACGCTACATCCCAGCACGCTTGCTATCTCTTCTTGTGTGCAGCAGATTTTGGCTAAGTTCTTCACGGTGTCATAATCAATTTTGACTTTTTTTCTTCCCATGTGTTTCGCTCACCTCCGCTCTGCTGTACCTCCTGTTATTTCTTTTTGTTTCTGCTTGGATTTGTTTCTTCGTTTAGAAGTTTTGCTTTCTTGCCAGTCATCTTCTGCCAGCGGTCGATTATCACATCAACAAAGCGTGGATCTAACTCCATCAAGTAGGCGCGTCGCTTTAATTGCTCCGCAGCAATCATCGTCGAACCGGAACCTCCGAAGAAGTCCACAACAATTTCGCCCTGGTTGCTGCTGTTTGCCATTAATCGGCCGACAAGTTTAATCGGCTTCATTGTTGGATGCAGGTCGCTCGCTACCGGTTTATCTTCATGAATGATTGTGCTTGCTGCTCCATCGTCCTGGTGTTCTTTGATGTATTCAATCAGCTGCGCCTTAGTCATCTCTTTGAAGTTCGGTATGTTTTCCATGACTGTTGTTTGTGACCGGTCATCGATGAAGAAGTGGGCGCCGCCGGATTTCCATCCGTAAAGGCACGGTTCGTGCTTCCATTGGTAGTCCTGGCGTCCGAGTACCATGTGGTTTTTCACCCAGATTAGGCACTCCCTAACTTCCCCCCCCGCTTGCTTTAAAGCGTTTCTGAAATTTATACCCTCGTAGTCAGCGTGGAAAATATAAAACGCTCCTCCTGGCTTTAATGCAGCGAGCATATTTCCGTAGAAGTCATAAAGGAATTGATAAAAATTCGCATCGCCCATCTTGTCGTTCATAATCTTGCCCGCTTCGCCCTCGTAGTCGACGTTGTACGGTGGATCTGTAATGCATAAGTCTGCAATCTCGCCATTCATCAATTGCTCGACGTCTGTTGCGTCTGTGCTGGATCCACACATAAGGCGGTGTTCGCCAAGTTGGTATATATCGCCCAGTACCGCGTTCGGTGTGGCCGTTAATTCTGGATCGTAGTCGTCCTCGTATGCTTCCGGTTCTTCTTCCTGGTCTAGGCCGTCAAAGAATCCAAAGTCTGACATGTCGAAGATGCCGCTTAAATCGTCCAGCTCGTCCTGCAGCAACTCTTCATCCCACTCTGCAATCTCTGCGACTTTGTTGTCGGCCAATCTGAACGCCTGTACTTGTTCCGGCGTTAGGTCGGTTGCAATGATACACGGCACTTCTTCTAGGCCGAGGCTCTTCGCCGCTGCTAGTCTGGTATGGCCACAAATTACTGTGTGGCTTTCGTCCACGACAATCGGAACCTTGAAACCAAACTCGCGGATTGAGTTTGCAACATACGGAACCGCCTTTTCGTTCTGGCGTGGGTTCTTCAAGTATGGGTGTATATCTTCCGTCTGCAGATAGACGATTTCTTCGGTTTGACTCATTCGTTGGTGTGTCCTTTCTTTTTTAGTGCAGAACTTAATCACGCGACTGCTTTTTGCTCTTTCGCGTTTACCTCTGTTTTGACTTTCGGTCAATTTCTGCTTTTTTATAACCAAAAAGCCGCAGCTCACTTCCTGGCTTAATTGCCTTTGGTTGTGTTCCACGGTTTTGTTTCACGATTTTATTTTTTTGATTTTGCTTCTTGTTCCTGGTCTTTGTTTTGTTTCTTGCTGTTGGCCAGGTTTTAATTTTTTCGCCTATATAGTATATATTTATAAATTATATATAAATACTTATATTTACTACTTAATATTATCTTTGCTGCAAATATGTATGCTTCCAGGCTTTGTATTTTGCGCATCTTACGCCAGGGCACATGTGTACCGTTCCTGATTCGCTATATCTGCAATGAAAGCACGGACTCATTTCTGCGTGTTTAACGGCGTCGTGTTTTCCGTGGATGGGTGTTTCCTCGTACTCGTCCGACTTCGCGCTGTTTGATGTGTTCCTGATTGCGACGTGCTGTTTATTTCCGCAAGGCTTGCCTCGCTGTTTTCTTTCTTGCGCATTTCTGCGGTTTTGGTGGCTGAATTTCATATTATTTTTACCTCCATTCTGTACTTGAAACGTCTTTTTTTATGTTTCAATTATATTTTTGCTGGTTTTTTATATACATAATTGGCACTTTTGTGCCGTTTATCGCCCTTTTTTGGCGTTGTTTTCCATTCAAAATCGACCACGCTGGAGGCTTGCTTCGTGATCTATGCGATTTGGTCGTGGGTTTCACGTCCACCTGCCTGGTGGCTTCGCGCTTTGCTCCGGATCATGATGTTTTGCAACGAGGAGATTGCCGGAACCTGGGCTTGTCAGACCTTCAAGCTCGCCTACACAAGGAGGACCGTAAACCGCTCTCGCGGCTCGACGTTGGTCTGATAAATTTCTTCAAATATCAACATGAAAAAGAAACTAAAAACCGGCAGGGTTTTATTCCTGTCGGCTTCTAGTGTTTTCTGAACGATTGCAATTTTAGAAAGGATTTGATTGTCTATGCCAGATAATCAACTTTTGAAGAGATTGCAGATATTTTCTCTTCATGACCATTATACACAAAAACTTAACTTTAATTTTATAGTCTTTCGGCCATTTTATCCAGGATATGGTTGCGGCGCCAGTAGACGCCTGGGATGGTGATTATCAATGCTTCGGCTATTGCTCTAACCGGCAGTTTATCCCAGTAAATCATTTCTAGCAGTTCTATCTCTTCATCAGTCAATCCGTAAAGCATGCGGTCTACGTCGTTTACGTTTTCCTCTGCCTGGATCTTCTTCCTGTACAATCTTTCAAGCTGCGCTTCTATCTCGCCAGGCGTCGGCCCTTGCGAAAAACTGCTCGAGGCTCCCTGCTCTGGTCGAGGCTGGTTTCCTTTTGCTGTTATTGTTTTGATTTTGAATTCGGCATATTGATCGCCTGCATCCAGCATGCGTTCTATGTTCTGGCGGAAGTTCTGCAGTTGGTGGTGAACCTCTGCTGCTCTACTATTCATCGCCATTATTCCACCACTTTCAATTTGCACCATTTAGGTTTCTTTATTTCGCTTTTACATTTTCCGCGTATGACCTTTGTATATTTTCCGTTTTCCGAAAAATCAATATTGCAAACGTAACCATACGTATCGGGCTTGTTCAACTTCTCATCAAACGAATCAATATATGCTTCCTTCTTCCAAAATGGATGGTGATAATGTAAATGTCCAAACGGGCAATTACTGCAATATTTCGGAATTTCCATTGGCACTATGTATTTACTCATAATTCCAGCTCCTTCAATGAATATAACTTATTTGCTTCCATCCCCTTGTACATTGTGCCAAACTTGAAATTTGGAAGTGTTGCAATTCCATAGCCGTAGGTTTTGCTTGTTTCGTCAGAATATTCGATTGTTATCCATTCTCGACTATATCCCTGTATGCTATCCTTTTTTATTCCCATCACGCTATGTCTATATGGCTTTATCACTGCCGATAAATAAGCCTTTTCTTTTTCAGTTAGGATTGTCGGATAATATTTCTTTTCTAGCCACTTTGCGAAATCAATTGTCCACTGTGGTGTAAATTCTTCGGTGTTGTAACATCTGCAAAAAATACAATTTAAGCCATCCGAAACTTTTACTTCTGCAGTTCCTATTGCTGTATATGTGACTGTAATTGTTAACTTATCAAGAGAGTACTTGTCTTTGTTCTTCATATTTTTCATGTTATTTACCTCTTCGAATTTCTGGATAAATCATTCGGCGAGCAATTTCTGCAGCTGCTTTTTCGTTTCCTTGCATTTTTCTTGTTGCATAGACATCTTCGAGGCAAGCGTTCAATGAATTACATTGTCGCTGTGCGATGAACTTCGGCCCTTTTAACCCTTGCGTTCTCTTCATGACTAACCACTGGCCGTTGTCATCGTGGACGGCATAGTACCCGCCGTCCAGATAAATCAATTCGAGATTATTTCTTTTCTTCTTTTCGTTCTGCTTCATGCTGCCACTTCCTCTCTGGTATATCCGTAATAATTGACGTACTCCTGGTCTGTCATTACAAACGGCGCTTTGATTAAGTCGTCCACCAGGTATGTCGTGTACTTCTGCATTGCTTTGAATTCTCCGTTTTTTCTTACCTGCAGATACATGTGTTCATCGTAATAAACGCGCTCCTCTATTCCGTGCTTCGTCGGCTTGTGGATCATGCGCTGGCGGTCGAATTCTAGCAAATTGCTATCGCTCACCAGCGTAACTTTTACACAATTATGTATTTCTTTGTATCGGCGCAGGATTGCTCTTGCTTCAACCGGCAGGCTTGGAATCTTGTCGCCTTGTTCTGCGCTAACTTCTGACATGCTTCCCCACCGCCTTGTCTGTTTCGATTTCCATTAACGCCTGGATTAGTGCTTTCTTATTAACGGCTACTCGTCCGATTGTATTGAACGGATACTCTGGGTTTTCCTCGCGGATATAAATTTTTTCGTCATTCGCTGAAATTCTGAAGCGTTTGTTGTTTTCTCTATCGTTGATTATGAATTCTTTTTTCAT